CAGCAGTTCATCTTCAAGCGCCTGCCGGAGATAATCGACGGCCCCACGGATGGCCGCGAGGTGCATCAAGCGCCACGGGGCGAGGCCAAGTCTACCTATGAGACCCAGCTGGGCAGCTTGTGGTGCATCGTCACTGGCCGCAAGCACATGATCGGCATCATCATGAACACGGAGGAACAGGCCGCCGAAATGCTGGAAAGCATTAAGGCGGAACTGGATACCAATCCGCGCCTGGCGATGGACTTCCCGGATGCATGCGGACGTGGCCGGGTATGGCAGGCGACCACCATCGTGACGGCCAATAATCGCAAGATTCGCATCGGCGGCACAGGCAAGAAAATCCGGGGCATGAAGCACGGCCCGCACCGGCCTGACCTGGTCTTCCTGGATGACCTGGAAAACGACGACAACGTGCGGGACAAAAGCCAGCGCGACAAGGTGCAGGATTTCGTTCTGAAAGCCGTTCTCGGCTTGGCCGGTCCTGCCGGTGGCATGGATGTGTTCTGGCCTGGTACCAGCCTGCACTACGACGCCGCGATCAACCGCGTTTCGCGCAAGCCTGGCTGGCGGCGCAAGGTCTTCAAGTCGATCATGCAATGGCCCGACCGCATGGACCTCTGGGACAAGTGGGAAGGCATCTACACCGCCGGGGCCGATGACGAAGAGGCCAAGGAAGCTGCCGAAGCCGAAGCGCTGGCCTTCTACCGGGCGAACAAGGCGGCAATGGATGCCGGGGCAGTGATGTCCTGGCCGGATGTCCGCCCGCTGTACCGTCTGATGTGCATGCGGGCGACCGACCACGATGCCTTTAACCAGGAACAGCAGAACGAGGCGGGCAACGATGACACGGCCCCGTTCAAGACACTGCAATTCTGGGTGGATAGGCGTAACGACTGGCTCTTCTTTGGGGCCATCGACCCGTCGCTGGGCAAGCAGAACAAGAAGCGCGACCCCTCGGCCATCCTGGTCGGCGGTCTGAACCGCAACACGATGGTGCTGGACGTTGTGGAGGCGGATATCTGCCGCCGGGTGCCCGACCTCATCATCAGCCGCGCCATCGACCTACAGGCCGAATACCAGTGTCTGGCGTGGGGCGTTGAAACCGTGCAGTTTCAGGAGTTCATGTACACCGAACTGCTCAAGCGGGCGGCGCTGATGGGCATCGCCTTCCCTGGCATTCCGATGCCGGAGAACGTGGAAAAGGAATTGCGGATCATCTCGCTGCAACCGCACGTCAACAACGGGAAGATTCGCACCCACCGTTCCCACGGGGTTTTGAACGAACAGCTCAAGTTCTGGCCGGAAGCCGACCATGACGACGGCCCGGATGCCCTGGAAAAGCTCTGGAAGCTCGCTACGCAATTTGCAGGCGAATGGCAATACACGTCGGCGGCGGCCTCGCGGCGCGACCGCCGCAGCACCAGCCGCGCAAGCGGCCATTCTGACGATTGGGACGATGATGATTAAAGAGATTAAGGCCGCGCTGGCCAAGGTGGCCCGTTCCGGGCTGGACAAGTTGCAAGCGGGTGCCCGTTCTACCCAAGGCAACACTCTCAACTACGCCTCGGTGAATACCCTGGACCCGTCGCGGCTGGCCAGCGCCTTTGCCGCTGCCGATCAGGGCTTCATCACCGAGCAGGCCACCTTGTTTGAACTGGTCGAAGAGCAAGACCCGCACATTTTCGCCGAACTGGCCAAGCGTCGCCGGGCGGTGACCGGCCTGGGCTGGCAACTGCACCCGCCGAAGGATGCCAACCAGTCCGAAATCGACCGCACGGAAGAACTGGCGGACATGCTGCGCAAAATTCCGCGCTTTGAGGACGCCCAATACGACCTCACGGATGCCGTGGGCAAAGGATTCGCTGCTCTGGAAATCGACTGGAGGACCGGTAGCACCTGGCTGCCTCAGGCATTGCACTGGGTACCACAGCGCATGTTCCAGGTAGATCGTGACACCGGAGCGATGCAGCTTCTCAAAATGGGACTGCCGGAACCCCTGCGCGGGTGGGGCTGGGTGGTGCATGAACACCGGGCGAAGTCGGGCTACATCGAACAGGCCGCGCTGTTCCGGGTACTGGCTTGGACGTATGCCTACAAGGCTTACAACATCCGCGACATGCAGCGATTCCTTGAGGTGTACGGCCTGCCGCTACGCCTGGGTAAATACCCGGCAGGCATTGGCTCCAAGCAACGGGATGAACTGCTGAAAGCCGTGCGCAACATCGGCAACGATGGCGCTGGCGTGGTTCCGAGCAACATGACTATCGACTTCATCCAGGCGACGAAGACCGGCACGGTCGATGACTTCCTGAATTCGGTTGCCTACTGGGAACGCAAGCAGTCCATGGCGATCCTGGGCGGAACGCTGACCAGCCAGGCCGACGGCAAGACCAGTACCAACGCCTTGGGCGCGATCCATGACAAGGTGCGGCGCGAAATCATGCTGCACGATGTCCGCCAGATCGAACCGACCATGAACGGCCAGGTGGTGCGCCCGGTGGCGCTCATCAACGGCATGTTCCCGGAGGATCGGCTGCCGACCTTCGGCTACCAGACCGAAGAAACGGTCGATCAGGGAAAAATGGCCGACGTGCTGACCAAGGCGGCTGATTTGGGCATGGAGATCGACGTGGAGTGGGCGCACCAGTCCATGCAGATTCCCCGTGCTGCCAAGGGGGTCAAGCTGCTCACCGCGCCCGGAAAGTCGGCTGCTATGCCCGTCGACGCCGCCCTAGTGCGACTGGCGGCGCTGGCCAACACCGGCAAGGTCGGGGATCAAGACATCACCGGCCCCTACGCCGCCCAGCTGGCCGCCCTGTGCGCCCCGCATGAGCAATCCCTCATCCAGCAGATTTCTGCCATCGTCGCCGAGGCGGGCGACTTCGACGAAGCCCTGGCCGGGATCGAAGCCTTGAAGGCGAACAACCCGAAGTGGGCGGAAGCCATGGCGCTGGGCATGGCGGCGGCAAATCTGGCTGGACGGGCTGAGATCGAGGGCGGAAAGTAATGGCCGCGTCGCCAGACCAACTTCCATTTTCTGAAGCAATCGACTTCTTCAAGCAGAAAATCCGGCTTCCTTCCTCGGGCTGGACGGATATCTGGCAGGAGCAGCACAGCCACGGTTTTGTGGTGGCAGGGGCGGCCCATGACGCCCTGGTGGAGGACTTCTACAACGCGATCCGCCAGGCGAAGGAATCGGGCACCGGCTATCCAGCCTTCCGCAAACAGTTCGATGAGATTGTGGCCAAGCACGGCTGGGCGCACAACGGTTCGCCAGGCTGGCGCAGCAAGGTCATCTACGACACCAATGTCACCCAGGCGTACAACGCTGGCCGATACCAGCAGATGATGGCCGTCAAGCACCTGCGGCCTTACTGGCGTTATCGGCACACCAGCTTTGAGCATCCGCGCCTTGAGCACAAGGCATGGAATGGCCTGATCCTCCCCGCTGATGACCCATGGTGGAACACCCACATGCCGCAGAATGGCTGGGGCTGCAAATGCAAGGTCGATTCCTTCTCTCGGCTTGAGGCCCGCCGCGAATGGGAGAAGAACGGCAAGGCCGGCCCCGACGAAGCGCCGCCCATCGAATGGGAAGAGCGCGTGGTAGGCAAGAACGGCAGCGCACCGCGCACCGTGCGCACCCCGAAGGGCATCGACCCAGGCTTTGCTTACAACCCCGGCAAAGCCTGGCTTGATCCGCAGACCGTGCCGCCGCTGCAAGGCTACGACGCGGTACTGAAAGAGCGCGGGACGCCTTGGCCGACGGGCTTCACACCGCCGCCGTTGCCCAAGCCAACCATGGTGCCGAAAAGTACGCTGCTGCCTGCCAATACGGCACCCGAAGTGGCCGTGGCGGACTTCCTGGACGTCTTCGGTGCCACCATGGACGAAGGCGCGGCCTTCACCGATGCCGCAGGTAGCACGCTGGCTATCACCAAGGCACTTTTTCAGGACGGCGCAGGGAAATTCAAGTGGCTGTCTAAGCCCGGCAAGGCTTCCCGGCTTGAGTACGTCAACCTGCTGGCCATGACGCTGATTGAACCGGATGAAATCTGGTGGGCCTGGATGAAAGATCACAGCGATAAGGGTCGGTGGCGTCTCAAGCGCCGCTACTTGCGGGCCTTCGAGGTGGAAGGTACGGATGAATACGGCGTGGCGGTCTTCGAGTGGGGGAAAACCGGCTGGACAGGTTCTACCGCCTTCATGGGAACCCAGAAAACCGAGGCTGCCCGCGAGGCGTACTTTGATAAACAGCGCATGGGCAGGCTGGTATTCAGCAAATAAAAAACGCGGCCTCATCAGGGGCCGCGTTAGTTGTGGCTCGGATACTGTGCAGTAGCGCCGAAGCGCAGTCTGACCTAACCACGGACAC